TTGAAATACTTTTGGACTATCTTGCGGATGGTCGCTTTGTCAAACACGACGTAGTATTCCCCGTAGGTTTCGTCCTTGCGGAAGATGGGAGTATCGGCAAGCATGAGAGGCCCAGTCAGGACCCTGCGTTCTCCTGTTTCGGTGAATCGCTGCTTGGTCTTTGCGAAGGCTTGGAATGGCCGTTCAATCGCTGGCATATCGGTGAGGGCCACGAATTGGACCCCTTCATCCACCTCGTCCACGGTCATTCGGTATATGGGTAGTTCCATAGTGGTAAATGTGTTTAGGCTCCAAGAGTTGCAAATTCCTCCAACCTCCGAACCCTGCGAGTGCTTTGGGTGATGTCCCTCTCCACGACATAAGCTCGCATCGGTGATGAACCTTGACCTTGGCCCATTGCAGCACCATCGGTTCCAAGCATAGTTGTTTGAGGGTTGGCAAAGATTGGAGCAGGACCAACCTCGCCTCCTTCACCACCACCAGCAGTTAACGCCCCACCGCCTCCACTTGCCGAACTGCCTTGGAATTGGGTCTTACTGATTTTGGCGACCTGCGCCAAGCCTGTCGCAAGGGCGATACCTGCGTCAATGAACTGACGACCTGTTGCAAGTTTAATCGGGTTCCCTCCAGCAGTCAGGGCAGCGGTTACGGCCATGAAGGTATTAATGAGGGCTTGACCCATGCTGGCCTTCTTGTTAATCTCAAAGGCTTTTCTTTGGTCTTTCTCGGACTTGCCCAAGCCAGCGGTCAGCAAATCACCAAGCGCACCAACGGCCTCGGAAGCCATCTGCAAGTCCTGTTGCCTACGTTTGCGTTCAATTTCCGCAATCTTTGCCGCACTATCCTCGGCAATGCCTTGCTCTTTAAGTCTCATTTCCTCGGTCAGCAGAATATAGGCTTTGGCAAACTCGTCCGAATCCGTGAATCTCTTTTTGAGGTCTGCTTCCCTTTGTGCCTTTTCTTCCCGAAGGATTGCGAGTTTTTCATCTCTTAAAGCCCTTTCCCTTGCAAGTTCATCGTTTATCCTGCCAATTTTAGCAAAGCGAAAATTCTCGGCTTCTTGAACCGCTGCTGAATCCATTGCCCTCAAATCATCTGCATCTTTCTTCTGCTTTTCTGTTGCATCGGTTCGCAGTTTGGTTTGATAGGTTAGCCTTGCGACCTCTTTATCGTGAATCAGTTGCGCTCGTTCTTCTTCCTTCTCGGCTGCTGCAATCCTTGCGTCATAAGCAGCCATCAAGAGCTTCTGCACCTTTGCCTCGCTTTCCCCCCTTGCCTCCGCAAGTTCAACCTGCCTTTGTGCCAATTCGGATACGGCTTTCAGGTCTTTCGTTTCAATACCCAAGAAATCCTTGACAACCTTTGTAAGCTTTTCCCAGTTCTCAACAAGCAATCCAACACCAACAATCGCTGCACCAATACCCGTTGAAATCAAGGCGGTCCTAAAGAGGCGAAGGCTTACGATGGTTCCTTTCAGCGTCTTGTCGTACAGGGCCGTTGCAATCCTGTTGGCCGTCATTGAGATAGCCGATTCCTTTTGAAGGAGGACCGTTACCTGTTGGATTCCGTTTGCAATAGCCATGGTCGCATTGACCTGCAACATAGCTTTTTGGATGTCCTCGTTTTCCTCACCAAACAATGCAGCAGCACCTTGAGCGATTTGAAAGCCAGCAGCAACGCCTTGGACCGCTTGCGTAAATGCCTCAATGTTTTTGGTGTCCGAGCCAAGGTTTTTGACTCGTTGCCCGACATCGCCAATAGTATCGGATAGTTGACCTGCCTCGGCCTCTAACTTCCGAAACTCTGCGGAGTTCTCTTGTCCTGCGACCGCAAGGTCAACGAGCGCACGTTGTAAATCACGGAGCCGTTTCTTTGCAGATTCAGTTCCTTGACCTGTTGAGTCTTTGAGTCCTACTTCGAGGACGATTTCTTTAGTAACTGCCATTATCCGGGGGTTGGTAATTCAGGGTTGATGGGTGGTTCGTAGTCGGGGTCTGCTGGGTCGGGGTCGATAGGTCCGTTCGGTAATCCCATAGGGTCGCTTGTTATCGGTAGGCTTGTTACAGGCACGAATTCTGCGAGGTTGAGAATCCTTCGCAGCGTTACCCGGCAAGGCTTTGCTTCGCCTACCGTGTAGTCCCGAATCTCAAGCAAACGCCAGCGGATGCCGTTGTAATAAATCGGCTTGCGGAAGTCGAGTTGGTAAATGTCCACGCAGTTTAAGACCACCGTCAACTCCAACTGCAAGGCTTCCTTGGAAGTCGTTTCGGTGATGTAATTGAGCCAATACTTGTTATAAAGATTGTTGTTCGTGTAGGTGATTGGCGTACCGCTTGCGTTGACCGCATTGTAGAAGACCTGCCTTGGAATGCCAAAGGCAAGGTCCTCGGTCGGTGCATAGGGGTTGTCGATGTGGCTCACGAAGGGGACGTTGGCGACGTATTCGCCCGTAGCAAACGAACCGCTCACGCCTGTTTGATAGAACCAAGACGTTGTGCCTTGAGCGATTGAGTTGTATTGTGCTACTCGGTAACCTGTGTTCAACTGCTTGACCGTACCGCTTGCCGTGCCGCCTTCCAAGTCCCAAACCCTGCCGATGACCTTGTCGGTCGTGAACGAACCCGGTATCAGTGTTCCTGCCATGGTTTCGCAGACGAACTCGGATTTGCCGTAAAAGTTTTGCGTCAAGAACTGACGGCCTCCGTAGCCTTCCTTGGCGAGCGGATTGCTTGACTTGTAGGTCTTTGACAGGTAATCGCCCATGTCCTTATACTTAAACACAAGCGACTTGTATTGGTTCGGGTCGCCATTGGTCAGCACTTGCTCTTGGTTCTCGTCAACCTTCTGCGTCCAGTCGATGGCTTCGCTTGAGTAGAAGTCTTTAAACGGCTCGATGTATAGGAGTTTAGGGTCCTGTGCATCGGGCATGAAGTAAAGATTGAACATCTTTTGCAGGTCAACGAGTAGGTCGCTCTGCTTCACGTCAGCAGGCAGAGCGGTCCGCATATCAACGACCCCGATGCTTTGGGGGTTCTCAAGGCAAGTCCATAGAACGGTTGCCCCCGAAAGGATGGAGTAAGTGTTGGTAAAAAAGTTGAGCCCTGCGGTGACTGCAAACCCAATGTTTGCGGTCGTGTTTGCTGGTATCGTTACATTTTGAAAACTGACCGAGAATTGAGTGTTGGTCGTAAAGTTTATTCCCGTGCGAACCATGTTGTCCGTTGAGTCGGTCAAGTTTCGGATGGACATATTTGCTGCAAATCTTCCAGCGGTTGCGCCACTAACAGTTAAGATGACATCAACATTCCAACGGGTTGGAACATTCGGAGCAACAAAGGTGCTGGACGATGCGACCCAATAGCCTCCATTGTCAAAGTAAGGCGCAGGCGTGTCTTTGGGGAATCGAGCGGTTGCGTTTGAACTTCCTGCAAAAGTTACACTCCCAGTTGACTGCGCAAAGACGTTCGACCCGGACAAAGTAACGGGTATCGTGCCGGCAGAGTAGGGGATGACCAGTTTCTTGAATAGAGTCGAATTAAAGAAATTGGATGAATACCGATAGCCTGCCTGTGCAAAAATCAGGTCCACCATCTTCTTGACGTAAATGGACGGCCCCATCTTCCAGTAAGGGATAGCAAACCAACCTTGCGTAATTACATCCGTGGCTCCGTAGGAATCCACCAAGCCGTAAACGTAACCGCTTGCACCCGATGCGGTCCAAGTTGCAGAAACGTGGGCAGAGGTCAGCGTGTGGTTCATCCCACTAACTCCTACCGTGTTGACAAGTAGGTTGTTTTGGATGTCTTGGAATAGGCTCACATCCTCGCTGAACATGCCGACTTCGTAAGTCACTTCACCCTTGGTCTTGGACATGGAGAGCAACTGCATTGCACCGCTAAACACTTGGACCCCATCCTCCCACATAGCTGCACGAATCTTCTTGTTGGGTTGGAATCCACCGACGAAGGACTGCACGTTGTAGGCAAACTTGAACAGGCTTGCGTTGGTTGTCGTATTAGGCAACTCGATGGTCTTGGAGAACGACCCTCTACGCTTGGTGATGTCGTTTATGTCGTCAATGCTGAACGTGATGGCGATGTCCGTGCCGCCCATCGTGTCAACCACATAGGGAACCTCAACGTCGGAATCGTTGAGAGGGTAGGCAATCAGCGTGACGCTCATAGGATGTTGTTCTTGTAAGCGACTGCAACCTCAACCTGCAACTGGGTAAGTCGGTCGTTCCTGCGAGTCGTGAATTGGTAAGTGTTGGCGTTGACGATGGCTTCAACCAACTGGCCATCCAGTTCAAGCCATACCTGCCCGGAGCGGACCATCTCAATCAGCCAAGCCGACTCGGCATCGGTCAGCCAGTCCGAATTGAGTGCGTAAACATAGTCGAACTCCCCTGCCCAAACCTTGTCGTAAGTCGTGGTTGCGTAAACGTCCGAGTTGTAGCCGAAGGTCTGCCTGCTTATGTTGGCCCGCTTGCGGTTCTTGAGCGTGAAGGTGTAGGAGTCAATGCCTCCGTATTTGTTTTGGAAGTGAACCGGGATGGAATTGAATCGCTGGCATTGCCCGATGACGTAGCGTTGACGAATCGTGATGTTTGCCCCCTTTTGGAAGTAAACGTCGTAGAAGTCCCCGGCATTGCCTTGGAAGTTGACTGACCCTACCAAGCCGTCCGAGCATTGCCCAGAAGTGAGGGCTTTGAGGTTCATTGGCCCGACCCCAAAGCGGACGACATTCGACCCGGATACACTTGACGCAGAAACATCGAACTGCCTTGCAAAGGTCGCTCCTGTTGCACTCCAATATTGAATGTAAGCCTTCTCGACCCCGTAGTTGAACTGACCGATGGAAAGCCATCCGTAGCCGTCCGCATAGACCGTGCGAGTCGTCGGAGTTGTCAGCATCCGGGTCGTGTCGTTGACGATTGCACCGCTCGGAAAGTAAAGACCACCACTCCAAGTCGCAAGTTCGAGTTGTTCTAAGTTTCCTGCGAAGGAAACATTGCCCGACACGGTGGTAACGGTTCCTGTCTGCACGACTGGCGTGTTTCCGTATTCCTCCATGAAGTCGAGCCTGTATCCCGAATAATACCCGGCATGGTCCACGAAGCCTGCTTGGGTCAACGTTGGCTTAGTCGGTGCGATGAGCGTTTCAACGACCTTAGCCACGTCAAAGAAGCCGAAGTTGGTGCTGGGCAGTTTGTCGCACTTGAGCCGTGCAAGGGTCGTCCCTGCTGGGTTCTTCACATCGCAGACGTAGCGGTAGTTGGGTTGTGCAATCAGCGAACCGCTGACCTTGAAAAGTATCTTGTTGTAAACGGGTGTAGCCACTTGGGGCGACCCTGAAAGGACGGTTGTTGCCATTTTATAGTTTGGTTGCTACGCTTATGGATTTGCCAAGGGTTTCAGCAATGGTGTTCACCAAAACGTCTATCATTTCGGGGGATAGGGCGTTGCTCATGAACTTGGTTCCCTCGACACCTCGCTCACGGATAGCAAAGGCCATTGTCCTTCCAAGGACTAAACCCTGCTCCTGCTTCGTCCGCATCCGTTCAAGTTTGCGTGAATAGGTTGGAACGACAGGAATGCCCTTATTTGCAATCCAGTCCGCTATGGCTTGGGGTGGTGGAATCTTCTTGTCGTAGCGGAACTTTGATTCCCTTGCGGATATGTAACTCGATGACCTTCCGTGAACCCCTTGGTCAACGTACTTCCAATAAGGGTTGGCCATAATAGCCACGACGATTTGCTTTGCGGATAGTTCGATGTCTTCGGGGGCGATGGATGCCGAGAGCGTTCCCCCTGCATTTGCGTTTGCTGCTTCGAGGTTCTTCTTCGCAAGTTCGATGACCCGTTCAATCCACTTGACCAGCACGTCGTGGGTTGGCGACTTGCCTCCACCCTTAGGGCCTACGATTGAACCAATCCCCTCCAAAGCGGTTTCGTCGATGCCCTTCATCGAACCGCTGCCGAACTTACCTACGGGTTGACCATTGGCGAGGATGATTGTTTCCATGTGGGTAAATGTCCCCCGTGCCGGATAGTGTCTATCTGCGCCTCGCTCGCTCCGCTTCCATCCTCTCCGCTTCCAAAATGTCGTGAATCAGGAGGGCGTAGTTCAGGAATTCCACCGCCTTCATTGCGAAGATGGCATCGAATTTCAGCACGTCCTTGTTGGCCATCCTCCACACCACCATCAGCCAACCGTAGCCTGCGAGAGGGCTTACGTCAGCCCCTCGGCCTTCGTCATCAGGTGCTTGGAATAGTCGCTCAAAACTTTCAAGTAGGATTCTGAACTTAGCAAAAAAAAACTGACAACCCCCCAAACGTCGCCCACCTTGGCGTACTTCTTCATTAGTTCGGCTCGCTCGGCATGGGCAGCCCCGTCGTACTTTTTCGGGAATAATCCGAATAGACCGCCCTCACGGCACAAGGTCGCCATGATTCGGTGGAGGTTTTGCAACAACTGCTTCTCGTCGGTCGTGTTTGCGTCCATGAGTTCTATCAACTGCCCAGCCGTCAACTCGTCCGTGAACACGGTCGGAATCCACCACTTGCCACCTGCTTTGAACTTTCGTTTGTAGCCCAATGCAGGCAATGCGTTCCACTCGCTGATAATGGCCTTGTAACGCTTTAGGACGCTCTTGGCGGGCATCTCTCGAACGATTGATATATCCACCCCCTCAACGATTGCGACGACTCCTGCACGCTTGTCGTAGTCCCCAAGGACGCTGCTGAACTCAATGGCTCCGATGCGCTGGAACTGGTCGATGGTGAGGTCTTGGAGTTTCATAACTTAACAATCCAAGAGGTATCGGTGAAGTACTGCAAGGGTTCTCCGAGGCAGTCCATGACCGCCTTTAGAACTTCGGGCATATAGGAGTCGTGGCCTGCGATGTAACCGCCCGGCTTGACCTTCGGCTTCCAAGCGTTGATATCTGCAAGGACCGAATCGTAGGAATGGTCAGCGTCAATGTACACGAAGTCAAGCGAGCCATCGGCATACTGCTTGGACGCTTCGATGCTGGTCATCTTGACCTTGGTGATGTTGGGGTAATTCGGGTGCATAAGGTCAAACATCTGCTCGGCTGGCATCGTGCCACCGAAGTCCCAAGTATCAACGCAATGCAGTTCTCCGCAATGCAGAGCAATGACCTGACTGCTCACCCCCGAAAACGAACCGACCTCCACGCACTTGTCCGTTGGCTTGAGGTACTTTTGGCAAAGGTCAATAAGGCCGTCTACCCGGTTGTTGCCCGAATGGTAGTCAATGGGCAGGAAGTACATCCGTGGGGTGTTGCGGAGAGCGTCGAGTTGTTTCATCGCTTAAAGAGGGTTTTAATGTTGGTGCTTCCGTGTTTGTAGTTATTGGTCAAGTGAAAGACCTTGCAATGCTCTGCCAGTTCGCCCTGCTCCGTGAACTCCAACATCGGCTTTAGATTCAATGACCATATCGGGAAGGACGCAAGGCTCTCCCTGAATAGACCGTTATTGGGAATGTGGTCAAGTTCGCCCGGATTACGGGTCAGGACCTCCTTGAGCCTCTTGGTGCTGAACATCCAAAAAGCGTGGTAGTTGATGAAGAACGGCAGGCTCACGTAGTCCTTGCCGTTATACTGACACCACACCGAACTGGGCAAAACCTCGTTCACGTCGGGAGTGCATTCGCCTTCCTTGTCGTCGTAGGTTTCAATGCGGGTGAAGGATGGGTACAATCCATCGGCAAACATCGAATCGAACCGCTCCGTGAAGTTTACGAACCCCTCCTTGGGCAGCATCATGTCGTCCTCGAAATAAGCCACCCAGTCAAAGTATTTGTAGGTTTCCTTGATGCGGGTCCGATGGACTGCGGTCAGCATCCAAGGGTGCGAGAGTTGCGTATGAGCGTGAACCGTTACAGGTTGGTCCGCAAGTAGCCCCACGACTTCGGGGTCGTTGGTGTCCACGAAGATGTCGGCTTGTACCGGATATGACTTGATAGCCTCAATGACCCGGATGAGGTTTGGTATCCTTTCGGGATTGTGGTGGTATGCGATGTTGGCGAGTAGTTTCATGTCAAAAAGTTACAACGAATTTTTCAGGTGAAGGCCAGCCGGGGTTGGAATCAAAGACCTTGGTGTCGGGTTTCTTTCCTATCCAATGCTCGGCTTGGAACCGGTGGTCCCTTGCAGGTTCGCCCAGTTCTTTGATGTGGGAGGATTTGGCCCACCAAAAGTTGCCACCGAAGTATGGGTAGCCTTCGGGGTTGTTTGCGTCTGCCATGTGGGGAAACTGCTCCTTGGTAATCCAATGGCATCCGACCGCATCAACTCCTTCGAGCAGTTGCAAGGACCGTTCATAAGCGACCACGTTGAAGAATAGCATCGACCTCCCCCAAAGTTGGGTGGTCAAGGATGGATTCGCAGCCCCCTTCGTGTGGGCGTACAGGTACACGGCTTCCTCTTCTTGGCTTGTCTTGTACATTTCAGTCAGCGTAGCCTGCTCCCAAGCGTTGGTTCGGGTTACCACAACTTTGACCTTATCGGCAACCATTGACCCTTCCAGCACCTCCTTGACCGCTTTGCGTTGTTCGGGTGGACCGACAATGCCGACCCTTATCTCATCCAAGACGTTGATGAGGCCGTAGTTGCAGACCGCCATCATGTGCTGGTTCAGGATTAACTGCCAGTTGCCTCCGCAATAAACGTGGTAATAGTGAACGACTTTCATAAGGTCCAAAGGAGGGTTAGAAGGGTGAGGATGAAGAAAACGGCTGCAATCGTCTTGCCGATTTCAATGAGCAGGTCAAGGATGCGTTCCGTGTTCATGCCCCAAAGTTACACAACAACATACTTACCCGAGTTACTGACCCTTAACTTGTTGAGAGCCACATACCGCATAGCATCGCAGGCGTGGTTGAAGGAATCAATCGGAACCCCCGTGTTCTTGCCTTCTTTGTCCGTAGCCCAAGTGTAGGACCGCAGTTCTTTGATGAGGTTCGTGCTATCCTTGGTTACCTGCAATTTAAAGCGTTTCAGGATGTCGATGCCGTTCCTGACCGAGTCGGGGCCTTTCTCCGCTGGCTTGATGTTGAACCCCAACCGATAGATTTCTTCAATGCTCTTGGGTTCTGCTGAATCCGCTACTATCTCCCAAGCCCTTGTGATGCCGAGCGACCGCAGTTTGTCTGCGATGTCTTGGTTGGTCAGGCCAGTAGCGTAGAGCAGTTCCTGAATCAGGAGGCAGTCCCCTTGGCGGTAGATAGCGACCAAGGCCGTAGGGTCGTTGCTAAAGCCCCAGTCAAGCCCAAGGGCGACGAATTTTGCACGGCTGACATCGATGCCCTCCACGACCTCGAAGTCCTCGTAGATGGCCCCCTGAAGCGTTCCTACTTGACCGAGGCCGTAGACCTTCCACCAGTTCGCCCAATAGGCTGACGTTTCGGCTTTGGTGCGGTTCAGTTCGATGTCCCTCTTGATGGTATCAGGCAGAGCCTCGTTGTCTTTGTAGGTAAGGATGACTAGTTCTGCATCCTGTTCGGGCAGGACCTCCGTATGCGCCCAAAATTCGTGGGTCGGGTTGAAGTCGATGTAGATGGCCTCGCTGGTACGAATGGCGAGTTGGTAGTAGGACTCAAAGTCGATGTTGTTCGCCTCATTGATGTAAACGACCTGCCTCCTTGCCCCTCGGAGCCTTGCCTCGGAATCAGCCGAGAAGAACTCGATGATTGAACCGTTGGCAAAGTGATAGGTGAGCAGGGTCTTGTTCCATCG